CACATGGCCGGTAGTCCAGGAAATCAAAACATGGCTCCTAGGGGACCGCTTGGTAATCAATTTACTACGCTGGCTTATACTGATGCTGATCAACAGATAATTGATAAAAGCAAAAAAGAAATGGGGATTAAAGGTAAAACATTAACTTCAAGAGACAGCAAAGAGCCAGATTATATTAACAAGGTTAGTACAACTGCTCGAAAGAAAAAGAATAGATACGGTGTATAATGGAAGACAATAACAAATATCATTTAAGTTTGAAAACAGCGTTTGCTAGTGAATTTAGTTTTTATCTAAAAGCACATAACTTCCATTGGAATGTAGAAGGTCCTTTGTTTACACAACTACACGGACTATTTGGAACCATATACGAAGAAGTTTATGGTAGTATCGACACGTTTGCCGAACATCTACGTGCATTACAGGTATATGCTCCAGCTAGCCTACAGAGATTCAGCCTTCTTACAGCAGTAGAAGATGAAAACAAAGTACCAGACTGGACTAGCATGTTACAGGAATTACTAGCAGACAGCGAAAAGATGAGTGAAATATTTCGCATTACCTTCGACATGGCCGAAGCGCATGGAGATCACGGACTTAGTAACTTTTTAGCAGATCGTCAAGATGCACATAAAAAGCACAGTTGGATGCTACGCTCGAGTTTAAAATAATGGATGATCTAGCACGTCTTAAGAAGTTAGCAGGAATCACTGAATATGCAGGACTGCAACCTTATGGCGGAAGTAATATCAGTATAACTGGTACAGAAAAGAAGATCATAGAGCGTGAACAGAATATACAGCCAGGAACAGATGAATGGTTTAAGTTATGGTTTAGTTTGCCTAAATTTATGGGCGGGGAACTAGCTGTAGGCAATGGCTTTAGAGGAATTAAAAAATGAGAATGCGAGAATTAGTAGAAAACGATATGGCATCGTTTTTTAAAAACTTACAACAAACTAATCCTAAATTTAAAAATTTGCGTGTGCATGGTGACCCAGAACATGACGAACTGCGCCGTCAAGACGATGAAAAACGTGAAGCTGAACGTGCTTCAGTGCGTCAGCAAGCACACGATGCAACTGTACAGGATCATGCTAATCTTCCTCAATTAGAAGCTGAGTACGCAGAAATGTTAGCCAAATACAAATCATTAGGCGGAAACAGCTGGCAGTATGCAGATCGTGAACAAAATCTTTCACGCAATGAACGCGAAGCACGTTCGATGGAACATGGATTACATCATCTTCATGCTCGCATAGCTAGAGCTAAGAAACATGGCATATCGGAGTCGGCAACTGTAGGTGCTACTAGTTCAGCTAACATTGCCAGCGTTCCTAACCCTAATTATGCCAACAAAGCTAATAAAAAGAAGGTAAAAAGCGTTAATGCACTAGATACAAATAGCACTAGTTTGTTCGGCGGACCAGCCTTCAAACGATAAATATAATATCGATAAACACGGAGTTTAACATGGCAGATTTAGATAATATGGACCCAGCAATGGGTGGACAAGATGATGCAGAACATCATCATTTAGAGTTATCACCAGAAGAAAAGGAGCAACAAGGTAAAATGGCTAAAGCAGATCTATACAAACTAGCGAGCTACAGTAAAAAGTTGTTCGAACAACTTCATGATGATGATCAACTAGAATCATGGGTTCAAGCTAAGGTAACCAAGGCAGCTGATTATATTGCATCAGTATATCACTATCTTGAGTACGAAATGAAATTCAATGATTACAGCAAGCACCTAAGCGATGCTGAAACTATGCACACTCTAAGTGAAGGTCAACGAGCTCAACTTGTCAACATGTTAAACGAAGCCAAGGACAAGATGAAAGAGCTTAAAAAGACTCAAGCTGAAAAAATGAAAATGGAAAGTACATGTTCTGGATGCCATAAGCCAGCTAAAAAATGTACATGTGACGATATGAAAGAAGGTAAAGAGCATAAAGATAAAGATTCGTTCGATGATAGTGCTAACGATGGTGACACTTATACTACTAAATCAGGTAATAAAGTTACTAAAACTAAGCAAGGTCGTAAGCACGAAAAACAATTCCCAGACAGTTATAAAGGTCACGGAGCAGGTAGCGATAAAGATCTAGATGAAGGTATGACAGAGCCTTGCAGTCATTGCGGCGGCCAAGGTCATGTTGCTAAAGCACATCCAAGAGATCGCGCACATCCAACAGTAGTTGCTAAAGCAGAAGCTTATCATACTAAGATGAAAGCCACACAAGCCGCTATTCGTCGTATGAACAAAAGCAGTGAAGATGAACTAATTCCCGAAGGCAACATGCCGATGAAAAAAGTTAATGGCAAGAGTGTTCCAGCATTTGCAGCCGACGGAAAAGGCAAAAATGATCTAGCTAAAAAGAAACTTAAAGAAAATATGAGTCCAGCTGAGCTAGCTCATCATCATGCTAGCGAATATGCCAAGCATCATAAAGCAGGTAACATCGATTTGATGAAGCATCACAAAGATGAATGCCAAAAATGCGGTGGAAAGATCAGTCACGGTGCAATGGGAGAATGCTATCACAGTCACCCAGCTATCCAAGGTGGACAGATGTATGAGTGCAATCCATCAATAATGCCAGCTCCGATGGCAGAAGGTAAGCCAAGTGCAGGACTAAGCAAAGAGAAAAAATCTGCCGTAGTTAAAAAAGCCAAAGCAGGTGGAGACATTGGCAAGCCTGGTAAGAGTTTTGACAAAGTAGCTAAGAGTGCAGGTGGTGGTGAGAAAGGTAAGAAAATTGCCGCTGCCGCTATGTGGAAAAACATCAAAGAAACTACTGCTTACATTGAAGAAAAGAAGGCTGTTACTAAAAAGGCCGACAAAGACTACGATGGTGATGGCAAAATAGAGTCTAACAAGGACGAAGTATGGGGTTCACGTGCTAAGGCTGCGGCTAAGGCAGGAAAACCTTTTAAAGAGTCAGTGAATGAGTCGACAGAGCTTACTCGTATGCAAGAGCAACTAGCTCGTTTAAATCGTAATGAAAAACCAGCTCTAGTTGAAAATCGCGAAGTTGATCAAATCCGTGCATTGACACAACGTCTATTGGGGTAATCCTCCAATGGACATGAAGCGCATACTACAGGCGATGGATGGAGTTGCTACAAAGCCTGTAGCTGGTGCTAATGACATGGCTAAGTTTTTATCAGTCATTGATAAAAACAATGTTGAGATACTTAACGAAGCAAGTAATCCTCATAAAGTTACATTGCCAGTACAAATGGCAATGCAACACTACCAACAACCCCCACAAATAGAAAAGAAAAAGTTCACGAATACTGGTATTCGTAAGTTTTTCCACGATGTTGAGCAAGAAATTGCCGAAGAACAAACTAGTAAACAACAATTATTAAGACAGTACAGCCAAACCATAGCCGAACGTGTTCTAATGCGTGAGTTTAAAGAGCGTGACGATGACGATAACGAACATGCACACAAGCTCAATACAAATAAATTAAGCGTTAAAGCAAATCGTTTCCTACAACAGGCTCATCAAATGAGTCCCGGAGACGAAGGCGATATAGAAGCAATGGCAGCGGCCGCAAGCGAGCTAGCAGATACTGCTAAACAACAACAGGTAACTATAGATCGTCAAATGGACATGTATGTTCAACTGCAGGATCTTTTAACTAATACTGAAAAGAGATTTAGAGATCTAAATGCCAAAGTTGCTAGCGGCGAAATCACTGATCAAGATGCCGCTGTAGCCGCACAAGAAATAGAAAGAGATCACGACACAGGTCGCAAAGAAATAGCTAAAGACCATACCGGTAATGTCGAACCTGAAAAATTAAAACGTGCCACTGAGCCTGTTAGTCAACCCGAACCGAGTGTAACATCACAGCCTAAATCAAAATCTTCTGTTACTAAAACTCCATCCAGACCTGTGCAACGTGCTTTAGAACCAGAAGAACCTGCTACTAGCAATGCTATGACACATATGGCTAATCAATTATCTAAGCCAGCGATAGTAAATCGTGCTAAAGAACAACCGAATACTAGCGATGCTCTAGCACAGATGACTAGTCAACTAACTCAACCGAGAGCAAGAGCAGAAATGCCAGCTACTGTACATCGTGCTAAAGAGCAACCTTCTACTAGCAATGCTCTAGCACAGATGACTAGTCAACTAACTCAACCGAGAGCAAGAGCAGAAATGCCAGCTACTGTACATCGTGCTAAAGAGCAACCTGCAAAATCATATTCACAAAATCTAGGTAGCGTATCGTACAGCGTACCTACTGCATCAGTTCCGGCGACTACTAAATTTCCATATCAAGTTACACAAGCTCCTAAACCTGCTACAGCACCTGCTACTAGAACTCCAACTAATAATAGATATAGACGTAATGTCAACCATATAGGAAGAGGAGTTGCCGAACCTGCAAATACGTCGGCTGCCGATAGTGCTATGAGTAAAATTACCGGTAAGCCTATAAAAGCAACGAGAGTCAACCCTGTAAGAAATATGTCACATGATGAATTAGTTAACGTATTTGAAGAAGTTGAACCAAATATGGATAACAATCTATCTCAACAACCACCAGCATTCACACCTAGTGAACCGGAGGAACCTGCACATCATCAACATCACCATGACCACCAACCAGTTGAAAATGGCGATGTTATTAAAAATACTGAGACTATAAAATCAGCATTTGCAAAATATGAACCGATGGCAGATATATATTTTGGTGGACGAGGTGTAACTGTTTATATTAGTCAAATGTATGCACTATCTGCTACCTTAGCTAATATTAAAGATCCTCGAAAAAGAGAAGAAAGAAAACATCAAATATTAGGATCTCATCAAGGATGGTTAGAATTTATACAAGCTAGAAGAACTCGACAATGGATCGGACATTATACTAACTGGTATAAAGATCAATTGAAAAAACAAAAAAAATCTGCACAAGCTGTTGGTCAGAAATCTTTGCCGTTGCCGATGAATGAAGTTAGAAAAATGGCCCTCGATTGTGTAGCTGTCAAAGAAGGATTTCCTAATTGGCAAGAAGCTCGTAAGATATTAGACGATGCAGAATTTACAAAATTAATCAAAATAGCTTCTGTTCTAGCCGAACACTATCAAACACGAGAGCTATCACATGCTAAAGTTCTATCAACCGGTCCAGGTCCCCAGGATAATGTGCTAGGGCACGATGGACGAGATCAATTAGGATTAGAGGAAACACCGAGCACTATGGATAGAATGAAAAGATATCGTATGATACGCCGTATTGCTAGAAAAACTGGCTGGGATTTAAGCCATTTAGAACTAGCTAGCGATGATGAGCTACACCAAATGTACACAGAAATAGGCTTAAAAGAAAGTCCTATATATGATCAACCAGATAGAGATGTACATAATCCAGACGTTTCCTATGACAAGTCTAATACTCATCCTCTAGAAACAGTAATCAACATGGCTAATCACGATATACTTAGACTAGCAGATGATGTTAATAGCATGAAAACAATGAGTCTAGAGGGAAAACTCCTTGTATGGCAACGTATGGCACAGGAATTTACTACTGGCGGAGTTATGCAAACACTAGCCGGACGTGCCGCACAGATCGCACACGGTATAGCAGAGCTTAAAAAGGCTCGCCAAACTGGCGCAGGGATAGCTCCTAAGCGCCGATCTAAGATCAGTAGGAATTTAGAATAAATAAGTACATTGTAAGATATATAGGATAAGATATGAATATTAGAGACCTAATGACCAAATTAGAGAGTATTGAAAAATTAGACGAGTACACTCGTACTACGTTTGATTTAGATGATGTCCAAGCCGCAGTTGGTAATATTACCGACACTAACGCCCGAGCACAAGCCCTAGGAAAACTAGCCGCAGACCATAAATTACCCGGACTATACGATCCAGTTGACGGTCACTATGTTGATAATACAGGTAGTAGAACTTTTTGGAAACCTAGTTTTGAAGTTGATTCTTTACTACAAGCTCAAGGTCTAGTTCCTGCAGGTAGCCAAAGCTCTTCTACTCTTGGTAGTATTTTTGGTGGTAGCGGAGACAAATACGATCAACAGATTCGTGGAAATAGCAGTAATGTAGTAAAAGATCATCGTCACCAAGAATTTAATGCTATCCATATTGAAAAATTAGGGCAGTTAGTAGATCAATTAAAATCTGCTAAACCAGATCCAGTAAAACAGCCAACTCCTAATACAACAGCTAGCACAACTACTACACCTAGCACAACTACTACACCCGGTCCTAATACACCACAGGTTAATTTAAAATTTGATCCAGAAGTTCAAAAGATGCAAAATGCTATCCTACAAAAGGATCCTAATGCATTGCCAAAATATCATGCAGATGGTAAATTAGGTACAGAAACTATTGCCGCGATGAGTAAATATCCTGACATCGCTAAACAATTCCCTAATATTGGAAAGTCGACAGCGGCAGCCAATAATGGTGTTCAAAATAATGTTAACAGCTCGACACAGGCAGAGTCCTATACTCGAGGACTTAGCGAATCACTTGTAGAAAGCTTTGGTTACGATACACAACTAGATGAATATAGTTTAGATCAATTCACCACTGATGCAGGCGCTGCCGCTCGAGGTATAGGCAATGGTATAACATTTGGTTATGGTGATAACTTACTAGCTCGTGCTAAAGCAGGGTTGGGAGTAGAAAAAGACTATAAGACCGCATTAGAAAAAGAAATGGCTAATACTGCTAGAGCTAAGGCTAATGCGAGTAGTATTAAATTCACAGATCCTATCTTCCACAAAGAATGGAATCCTAGCGTGTATGATGCCGGAGAACTAGTAGGTACAATCGGAGCCCCTATCCCCGGTGCTCAAGTAGCCGGAGCTCTAGTAAAAGGCGGTGGCATGGCTGCCAAGGCTGCTAGATTTGGTGTCGATGCCGGCGTAAATCTTGGAACAGCGATGGGTGCTAGCGAACTCAAGAAATACTGGGATACTAAGGTAACAGGTGGCGCTAGCCAAGAACTAGTAGATCGACTAGCAAAAATGGACCCTAACGTCCTAAAGACTATGCAAACTAGTCTTAAAGTGCCTGCTACCGGTCGATTGGATCCGGCCACTATAGATGCTATGGCGAAAATAGCTCCTAAATCAGAATCAAAAATTTCAACAACGGCAATATCTGAATCCGAAAAGATAGCTGAACTACGTGATAGATTGTTACGATTAGATGAAGCACCATCGCCCGGATCTGCTTTAGAAAAATTGCTAGGTAAGGGTGGCGGTGAATTAGCTAGAATGTCTGATCAGGAACTAGCTAATTTAGTGAGCCAGGCATCTAAAAGCGGATTAGGCAGAGAAGTAGAACGTACTCCGGGCGGTTTAATAATGCCTAAAGACACTAAAGTTCCTACAGCTGAACCTAAAGTTCCTACATCTGAGCCTAAAGTTTCCTCTAATAGTAATGTTGATAAAAATAGTTTGAACGGCGGCAATCAAAGCATGAACGGCGGCAATATAACCCAGAACGCAAATCCGGTTATAAATATTCATATAAATGGTTCTGGGCCAATCACTGCCGCAGAAAAACAAGCGGCACCGAAAGTCGTAGCTGAAGTGGAAAAAGAAGCAGGACCCGTTGTTGCTAAAGAACTAGAACAAGCTGTTGTAACAGGAGATAAGAAAGCCATTGGTAGTTGGTGGGAACGCAACAAAGGCAAAGTTAAATGGTCTGGCGGATTATTAGGTTTACTAGGACTAATAGGACTAGTTGGGTTGCTAGGCGGAGGCCACGATACTGACACACCACCGAATACAATAGTTCCACCAGTGGGACCAACAACAGTTCCTCCAGGACCAGATGGTAAGTGCCCAGCTGGATATGTATTGAGTCCAGACGGAAAGAGCTGTGTTAAGAGTGGGCAAGATGCTAATCCAGCTAATACAAAGCCAATTTGTAGTCTAGAACAGATGGATTTGATTAGACAGATTAAAGCTGAGATGGATGCATTGAATAAAGAAAATGGATCTTTCGAAGGCGGAGTATCAGATCCTGCTGTTGCACAAGCATTAATGAGAGCACAAGAAGTTATGGATGCGGCTTTAGCTAGTTGCACTCCCCCCGGCGGTTCGGGACAAGATTCCAATCCAGCACCAAACGATCCTAGAATAACCGGTACTGTAAATTTACCAGGAAAGGATCTTAAATCAGGAACTGTATATGCAGGTGATCCAACTAATGGTCCGGTAACCGAAAATGATGAACTAGCTCGCTGGCTTAAAATAGCTCGAGGTTAAAGAAAAATGGCAGATTTATTTCTGCCATTTCCACCTCTAAAATTTGACACACACTGATAAATTATTATATAATAGGCTATAAAGGAGACTTACATGTCAGGACGCAATTACGGAGCAGAAGAAAAGGCAAAATTGGAACGACTAATTAATGAAGGTTCCACAGTACTACGTGAAGTAGAGGATCTAACAGAAGGCTTAAAAGAAACAGTTAAGGCAGTAGCAGAAGAATTACAAATCAAACCGTCAGTTATCAATCGTGCAATTAAGATCGCACACAAGGGTGACTGGACTGCGCATAATGAAGATTGGGCAGAGATTGAAGCAATTTTAGATATTACTAAAAAAATCTAAATAAGTATTGAATAGAAAGGTCAGCTGGCCACAAACAGCAAAGATGGTATTTGCAAGCCGTAAATTGCATGGAGAAGAGTATATATGTCTTATGTAGACGCATGGTTTGACCGCGACAATGATATTATTAAGATCGTTGAGCGCAATAAGAAAGGTGAAAGGGAATTTCGTGACATTCCTGTTCGTCACACTTTCTATGTAAAAGATCCTAGAGGTAAACACACTTCAATTTACGGAGAACCTGTACAACGGATCGTTTGTAAAAATACCAAAGAACTTAGAAAAGAACAAGCCATTAACAGTGGCAAGACCCTATACGAAGCAGATATTAACCCCATATTTGTTACCCTATCAGAAAATTATCTTAACGCAGATCCTCCTAAACTACATACTGCATTTTTCGATATTGAGGTAGACTTTGATCCAGAACGTGGCTATGCTAGCCCAGACGATGCGTTCATGCCCATTACCGCGATTGCTGTTTATCTGCAATGGCTAGAAACTATGGTATGTTTGGCGATTCCCCCTAAGGGATTGAAAATGGAAGATGCTGTAGAAATGGTTAAAGATTTTCCCAACACATATTTGTTTGACAACGAAGCAGAATTGTTAAACATGTTCTTAGATTTAATCAAAGATGCAGATATATTAAGCGGTTGGAACTCAGAAGGCTTTGATATTCCTTATACAACAAATAGAGTTATCAAAGTGCTCAGTAAAGAAGATACAAGACGTTTCTGTTTGTTTGATCAGTTTCCTAAGCGTCGAGAATATGAAAAATATGGGCGCCAATCAGTAACCTATGACTATATCGGTCGTGTACACTTAGACTATCTCGAACTGTATCGCAAGTATACATATGAAGAACGTCATACATATCGACTAGATGCTATCGCAGAATATGAACTAGGTGAGCGTAAAACACAATACGAAGGTACGCTAGATCAACTTTATAACAATGACTTTCGTACATTCGTAGAATACAACATCAACGACTGTATGCTATTAGAGAAGTTAGATAAGAAACTTAAATTCTTAGACCTAGCTAACACACTTGCACATGAAAATACAGTACTACTACAAACTACAATGGGTGCTGTAGCTGTTACCGAACAGGCTATTATTAACGAAGCTCATCGTAGAGGTTTTGTTGTTCCTAATCGTATTAAAATGGATGATCGAGAGGATAGTGCGGCTGCCGGTGCGTATGTAGCACATCCTAAAGAAGGATTGCAAGACTGGGTCGGGTCATTAGATATTAATTCACTATATCCGTCAGCCATTAGAGCATTAAATATGGGTCCGGAAACCATCATAGGACAACTACGTCAAACACGTACAGACGAATACATTGAGCTTAAAATGGCGCAGAACAAGAGCTTTGCGGCCGCTTGGGAAGGTAAGTTTGGCACAGAAGAATATGAAAGTGTAATGAATCAAGAGATCGGCACTGACATTACTATCGATTGGGAAAATGGTGATGTTGATGTACTCAGTGCCGCAGAAGTATATCGTTTAATATTCGAAAGCAATCAGCCCTGGATGCTTTCGAGTAATGGCACTATCTTCAGCCATGAAAATGAAGGTATCATCCCGGGGCTACTTAAACGCTGGTATGCAGAACGTAAAGAGATGCAGGCCAAATTAAAGGAGGCTATCAATGCAGGAAACAAAATTGAAGAAGAATACTGGGATAAGCGACAGCTTGTTAAGAAAATTAATCTTAACAGCCTGTACGGTGCTATTCTTAACAGCGGCTGTAGATTCTTTGATAAACGAATCGGACAATCAACAACGCTGGTCGGTCGCCAAATCGCAAAACATATGGCGAGTAAAGTAAATGAGATTATCACAGGTGAATATAATCACGTAGGAAAGGCAGTCATATATGGTGACACTGATAGTTGTTATTTTAGTGCTTATCGTACTCTACAGAAGGACATTGAAGCGGGATTAATTCCATGGACTAAGGAAACTGTGATCCAGCTTTATGATCAAATCGGTGATGAAGTTAATCAAACATTCCCCCAGTTCATGCTAGATGCGTTCCACGTGCCTAAGTTGCGTGGAGAAGTTATTAAAGCAGGTCGTGAGATTGTTGGTAGTAAATCATTATTCATTACTAAGAAGCGTTACGCAGTTTTGTATTACGACAAAGAAGGCAAACGTACAGACTTAGATGGTAAACCTGGTAAGATCAAGGCTATGGGCTTAGATTTGAAGCGTAGTGATACTCCGGAATTTATTCAAAACTTCCTAAGTGATGTTCTAGAGATGGTCTTAATGGGCAAGAAGGAGCAAGAAGTTCTGGATATGATCAGTGAGTTCCGTATCAAATTCAAAGCTCGTCCGGGTTGGGAGAAAGGAAGCCCGAAACGTGCTAATAATATTACCGAGTATCAAGCTAAAGAAAAGAAACAAGGTAAAGCCAATATGCCCGGACATGTTCGTGCAAGCATTAACTGGAATACACTAAAACGTATGTACGATGACAAGTATTCAATGTCTATTACAGACGGTGCCAAGGTTATTGTGTGTAAACTTAAACCTAATCCGTTAGGCTTTACTAGTGTTGCATACCCTGTAGACGAGCTTAGATTACCGCAGTGGTTCAAAGATCTGCCGTTTGATCATGCAGAAATGGAGCAGACTATTATCGATAACAAACTAGATAACCTTATCGGAGTTCTTAAGTGGGATATTGGTAGTACTGAAGAAAAAAATACATTTAACAGTTTATTCGAGTTTTAATATGAAAATAATAATTGCAGGTTATGGATTTGTTGGCAAGGCTGTTGCTAATGCCATAGATAAAAATAACATAGTATATATTGTTGATCCAAAGATAAGCGAACAAACAGTAAAAGATTATCCGGATGCTGAAGGAGTAATTATTTGTGTAGGAACACCGAGCACTGAAACAGGGGATTGCGATGTAAATCAAATATATCAAGTAATGGATACTATTCCTGTGCATATACCGGTATTACTTAAATCAACAGTGCCGCCAAACTATCTAGAAAGATTACTTGTAAACTACCCCAATCATAGTATTGCCTATAGCCCAGAATTTTTACGTGCGGTTAGTGCCAACGAAGATTTTGCTAATCAGGAGTATATGATTTTAGGCGGAAGTAATCCCGGAAATATTTGGAGAGAATTATTCATTGTCTCGCTTAAAAACCTAAATAAGATCGAGCATTGTACACTAACAGAAGCAAGTATGGTCAAATATGCTACCAATTGTTTCCTAAGTGTCAAAGTAGCGTTCTTTAATCAGTTGTACGATATGTGCCAAGCTAATGGTGCAAATTACGATAGCGTGATTAACATAATGAAAATGGACGATCGTATTGGAATGAGCCATATGCAGGTTCCAGGTCCAGACGGATCACGTGGATTTGGTGGTGCTTGTTTCCCCAAAGACACTAGTGCGTTTATACACTATGCTGATAAAATTGGAATGACACACACTCTAGTAGAATCGGCAATAAAATATAATAAGAAAATAAGAAAAAACATTGACATAGTCACAAAATCTAAGTATAATCATTAAACACGGAGAATCATATGAAAGACTTTTTACAAGACCTAGTAGCACATACACATAGTTTGGGCTTTTTACCTTTGGTCAAGGTAACATCCAGCTCAAAAGCAACTACCATTGAATCACTAGCCGAAGATCGGTCAGTAATCCTCAATGCTAAAGCACATAACCCAGTAGATGGACTCGAGGGTACATTTGGTATGCCTAACTTGAACAAGTTGGATTTGCATTTGAAATGCCCAGAATACAAAGAAGGTGCTGGTATTAGTGTAGTTACACAACAACGCAACGGTGAAGATATTCCAACAGGTTTACACTTCCAAAATGCACTAGGAGATTTCGAAAACGATTATCGTTTTATGAATCAAGATGTGATCAATGAAAAATTAAAGACTGTTAAGTTCAAAGGTACGACATGGGAAGTTGAATTTATTCCTACAGTATCTAGCATCCAACGTCTAAAGTATCAAGCGGCAGCGCATACAGAAGAACAAGTATTCCAAGTAAGTACAGAAGGAAGTAATCTAGTGTTTAGTTTCGGTGATGCAAGCACACACGCAGGTTCTTTTACTTTCCAAAGTGGTATTACAGGTAAATTAAAACAAACTTGGTCATGGCCAGTTAATGCCGTACAAGCAATCCTAGCATTGTCAGGCGACATTACTATGAAGATCGCAGACGCAGGTGCGCTAGCTATTACTGTAGATAGCGGTATTGCTGTATACGAATATATTCTACCAGCACAGAGCAAATAATTATGACTCTAGATCAAATATTAGTGGCAGTAGGCGTATGGTTAGTACTAATGATTATCTGCTATACACATAGCGGATGGGCAAACATGCGTGAATGTTATGGCATGTGGTTTACAAAAGCATACTGGACTGCTTATAATACAGTCGAATTTGTCAGCTGGTTAGCAAAAGCAATTATTATTATTCCGGGATTGATTTTTGGTATTCAAATCTGGGAATTGTATTACTTAACACTATTAACCAGTGTGACATTGATATGGGCAAGTCGTAAAAAAGCTCTACCAACACTAGTAGGATTTAATACTATGTGGGCTTGGTTAAGCCTAATGGTTCTAGCACAACATTGGATAAAATGAATAAGAACTTAACAGCAAGTCAAAATGACTATGCGTACTTTTTACCGGCAACTTCTGGTTTCTATAGCACGTTTATAGGAAAACAACGCTTCGGGCCTTATGTTGATCCTGCTCGTATTCCTCCGAGCTTTGGTCCATTAGGTATTGAAGCATTAAACTATCTCAATCCTAATGCGGCATTTTATTATGATCATTGCTTATATTCCGCAGGGCATGCTAACTTAGATATGACTAAGAAGGATGATAGTGAAGACATGTTCCGCAACCGAGATCGTACAACTAGCTGGGTAGTTGGCGACTCAGGTGGATTCCAGATTGGTAAAGGTGTGTGGGAAGGCGAGTGGCGTGATCCTAATGGTCCAGAAGTTGCCGCTAAATGGGCGGAAGTTAACGCCCTAGGCGTTGAACTAGTTCCGCAACTGCATCCAACAGGACATCCTAAGCTGGATAAGAATGGCAATCCTAAAATGTCTAAGATTGATCATCCCAAACTTTATCAAGCAAGATTAGATGCCGCACAAAAGAAACGTGAGCAGGTACTAGCATGGATGGATGCTTACATGGAATATGGCATGGTACTTGATATCCCAGCTTGGGTTGAACGTAGTCCAGAAGGACGTAAAGCTACTGGCATCGAAAGCTATCAGCAGGCTGTTGAAGCTACCAAGTATAATAATGAATATTTTATTAAGCATCGTACAGGTGCTTGTAAGTTCTTAAACGTTCTTCAAGGTGAAAATCATAAACAAGCAGAAGATTGGTATCAGCAGATGAAAGACTTCTGCGATCCGACAAAATACGACAAGCCATTTAACGGTTGGGGCATGGGTGGTCAAAACATGTGTGACGTTCACTTAATCCTTAAACGTCTAGTAGCTTTAAGATTTGACGGATTGTTAGAACAAGGACACCAAGACTGGATGCACTTCTTGGGTACTAGTAAATTAGAATGGGCTGTACTATTAACAGACATTCAACGTGCTGTACGCAAGTATCATAATCCAGACTTTACAATTAGTTTTGACTGTGCAAGTCCGTTCTTAGCAACTGCAAATGGTCAGATCTATATGGCTACAGAAACTCCTCATGCAGATAAATGGGTTTATCGTATGCAAGCATCAGCTGATGACAAAAAATATTCATCCGATACTAGACTGTTCAAAGACGCAGTTGTTCAAGACGGAATCTTTGACAAGTTTGAATCTAGTCCTATTATGGATCAAATACAGATGAAAGAAATTTGTATCTATGCTCCGGGCGACCTAAATAAAGTAGGTAAAGAAGGACGTACTAGTTGGGATAGTTTCACTTATGCTATCATGATGGGGCATAATGTTTGGATGCATATCAATGCTGTTCAAGAAGCTAATCGCCAAAGCGACCTAGGTTGTATTCCAGCTATGATGGATGCTACTACATTAGAAGGCAGGACTATGGATTATAGCCCTCTTCCTAATAAGTTTAAAGATATTGTAGACTTAATCTTTAGTATGGACAATAGACAAGATGCTATGGCTATCATCGAGCATTATAAAAAATACTTTGATCGTATTATTGGTACTAGGGGTAACACTGGAGATCGTATTACCAATGCAACTGCTATGGCCAATGTACATATCGAATTCGAAGGCGACTTAACTATTGAAAAAGTAGTTAAAGAGCCCACTAAACCTATCCTAAACGAATCACTATTTGAACTATGACATTACCCGATGAAAGATTTAGAAGCATACAACGTACAGAAGAGTTTTTACAGGATCTAATGAATCCTCAAAAAACTCCACGTATCCCAAAAGAAGTACGTGAGCAAGCTCGTTGGTGTTTGAGGCATTATCCTAGTTATCATAATTTGAAAATGCTAGAACGGGCGGCTCCGGATATAGTACAGGAACGTATGGAAGATGTGACTCGTATGATTAAGTATTGGGAAGAAGGGAAAAAACTAAATGAAACGTGAATATACTAGCGGTACAGTTGAAGGTGTAACTTTTTTTATTGGTACTGAAATTGAGCGTACTCCTGCTCATGGTATGAAGACCTTATTTGTAGTAGGTGTGCAAGATGAGCAGATCATAATCAATCTTGCTAACGATAATGGTTGTAGCCATATCTACTTTGGTGCTAACCAAAGTTTCTATACCAATGGCGTAAATGATATTCCGGGCTGGCGCCCTTGGGAGGACATGATAAAGGAATGCCTAGATGCAGATTTTTGGTGTACCCTTGATTTTGATGTTAGAGAACACGAAGGCGTATTAGAAAGCGGTTTAACCGAATATCGTAGATTTATTCCTCAAATTAGTGTAAAATTGCCTTATATAGGACAGCTAGGATATAATGCTACAATTAAAATTGACGACAAAAATTTCGACGCTACTAATCCCGGCGTTTGGTGTGTGCCAATCGGTGCTATCACTCAAAGGAAATATTTTACTAATTGGGACGAATATACGAAAGATGAGATCATAAAATGAAATCTGCAAGAGTAAGCGTTATTAAAAATAATATAGAACCCGGAAGTCGAATACCTAATGTTAGGAATGATGCTACTGTAGGACAGTGGGCTGATCAAGAACTAGTCAATAAAGGACATAGTATCGATAAAAGCGGTACAGTTGATATGCCTGAATATGGAATTGATAATAAGACTAGAAAAAAAGGTAGCAAAGCTAATCATACGATTGGTTCGTGGCTTATTGAAAAGATATTAGCTACTCCTAAATGGACTAATACACCGTTTTATCAGAAGTCAAAAAATCAAAATCAAATTGAATGGGATCCTAACTTTATGGAAGTTAGCAAGGTAAAGATTGTAGATATGGAGATTGATGCCATCCAACAAAAATTGGAAGAGGGATATATTGATGTCTGGACACAATTAAAAGAAGGCGATCGATCTAAAGAAATTAAAAGTAATAATGGATGGGTAGTATTAGATGGGTATGGCAATGAAAAATCCTATAGAATGCGAATTACAGATAAAGCTATGAAACAAATACATAATATTTCAGGTGCTAGAGATCAGTGGAACAGTATGTTTTTGGAGGTTAAATGACTAGTATTTTAAGAAGAGCTTGGCGTCCTAATAAAATGATCTGGGTGACTTTCCAGAAAGAAGGCATTCACGCTTATCCGGCTGCCGCAACAGATCCAAACTTAGCAACAGGAGATGAATATGATGTATCGTTTTTGGCTACTCCTCATCGTCATATATTCCATTTTCGTGTGTGGCTTTCAGTTACCCACAACAATCGTGACGTCGAGTTTATACAATTTAAACGATGGTTGGAAAATCTCTACAAAGATAGTATACTAAAATTAGATTATAAGAGTTGCGAAATGATGTCAGATGATTTATATGACATGATTTCACAAAAGTATCCAGATCGAGAGGTTTGGATTGAGGTCTCCGAAGATGGAGAAAATGGCAGTTTTATCAAATACTAAAAGAGGCTATAATGGCTAAGAACTATAAAGAAATAAGTTATTTTTCAACCCGTCCTGATATCGTTAAGATTTTTGACGATCTAGAGGCATTCCATAACTACTGTCGATTGGAACTACATCCCTTTGACGAAAGTCATCTCTATAATAGAGAAAGCTGGGTATGGCGCAACTTTGAAAAGAGTAAGCGTCCTAAGAAACCGTTCACAGGCGAACGCAAGCCTTACTTAGGTAAGAATCCACGGTACAATAACAATGACCGTATTTCTAATTGATCTAGAAGCTGTTGAAACAAGGTACACTGGCGAATGGAAACGCCATGTACCTGCTCTCTTACGAAAGGCAGGACACAATGTTCAAGTTATATCTGGGCCTGAGGATATTCCTTCAGCCACTACTCCTGGTGCTTTTCTTAATTTTGGCGGCACCAATATCTATAAGTCTCGACAAGTGGAACAAATGGGGCGTTTATTTTGCTCCGGATCAGTTCAGCCTGGCGATCATTTCATCTTCACTGATGCTTGGCACCCTGGCATAATAAATTTAAAATACATGAGTGAACTATTGAATATACCAGTAGTCACACATGGCTTGTGGCATGCTGGCAGTTATGATCCTCAAGATTTTCTTGGACGTCTTGTTGGCAATAAGCCTTGGGTGCGTCACGCAGAAAAATCGTTCTTTGCGGCATTCGATCACAATTATTTTGCTACTACTTTCCATATTGACATGTTCCATCATAATTTACTTAACGATGGCATGATCGAAAATCCTTGGGAAGAAGAGGACAAAGCAGATATGCTTGAAGATAAAAAGTATGTACGTACAGGTTGGCCGATGGAGTATATGGAAGATACATTAACTGTATATAAGAATATGCCCAAGCGTGACCTAATTCTTTTTCCGCATCGCATCGCACCCGAGAAGCAAGTTGAGATTTTCAGAGACTTGGCTACACACTTACCGCAGTATGAATTTGTAGTGTGTCAGGATCAACAACTAACAAAAAATGAATATCATAAC